GGATAATTGGTTATCGAGTTTAAACTTTTTAAATTAAACGGTTCACCTTGATAGAATACTGCCCAGATTGCTTCTGCTTCTAAAATCTGTTCGCTTTTGTATGTTCTACCGTTCGTAAATTCCATTAAAATCTTTGGCTTGGGGCGACTCATATGCGTATTCCTTAATTATATACGCATATATTTATCTTTATTTCCAATCTGCGCCGCCTGCAAATTTAACTTCGATCACTTCATCGTTGTTATTTTTAGCATTTTCTTTAACAAACTTTTCAAGATCGCCGTTGAGTCGTGCCATAACAATACCTAGTGAAAATGCAAGGTTTTTTGCAGCTACAATATCCAAGCGTAAGTCTTTTGCTTTGCTTGCTTCTGCACTTTGCACTTGCTTGATAAACTGTTGAATAGCTGTTGTATTAAGAGGTTCGATTGACATTACTTAATACCATTTTCATTTCAATTTCAGTCTTAAAAGGCCCAAGATATTCGTTACGTTCGATAGTAATCAACTTTGGACAAAAGCTTTTAAGCCAATTTACATTAAACTTAATCAAATAAAATCCTGCACAATATACACTTTTTGATTTTTCACTCTTGGTAAACAACGGAAGACTTCTAGAAATATCATACATACTGTTGTATGGAATACCTCTAGTCAGATATCCGTGTACATCATGCTCTAATGTAGCGTCCTGCGCGGCAATAATTTTAGCAGTTAAAAAATTCTGCCCAAACGTTTTCTTTAGATGCCCTTCGGATTTATAAAAATCAATCTTGCCTTTACTCGAAAATACAAAATTATCATCGTCTCTAGTAAGTGTTCCTATTCGAACACCTTCATCCTCGATGATCCAAAATTTATTATCTAGGATAGGTTTTGCTTTAATTGTCATTTAGGATACCTTGCTTGTAATGGTTCTGCAAAACTCTGTGCCTGATCTGCAATACGTTGCATATCCCATTTAGCACAAAACTTCATAAGGCGCATGCCGACTTGCGATACATCCTTGGGTTCTACTTCTGTAATAGTTTTGTTAATAGTAGATTTAATTTCGGTAGGCTGTGCAGTAAGATCACACAGCACAACATTGCGATTGTAATCATCTAGTACACGATGTTCAACTCCGTTATGATCTGTCCAACGTTGCAGCATCATATTATTCCAGTTGAATCCTTTTGTATCTTTGTCCTCAAATGCTTCGCGTAGTCCAACCTTGTTCTTAGTGCCTTTTACACGTACACCAGGATATGCACTAAACACGTTGTCGCTGGTGTCACCGCGCATACACTTTTCAAACAACTGCCATTGTGGATATGGAGCCGGCCTAGTTTCGCCAGTTTTTTTATCCACAACAGGCTTACCTTTGTCGTCAAAGTATCCTTCATGTGTGATAGTCATGTTAGCAACACCGTTATACTGACGCACGTTAGGAGCAATCAACTGTGCAAAGTCACCGTCTGTGCTGATAATAACATGATTGTCATTAGGATGATTCTGTACCCAGCCCGCAATAAGATCATCTGCTTCCAGCTGCGAATGCTGCATCACAGTACAGTTTGTTTTGTTGGTAACAAAGTCTTTGAACTCGTCAAAGATCTCCCAAAACGCTTTGTCCTCTTCCATCTCACGAGGCGTCATAGCATCGCGAGTTTCTTTACGATTGCGCTTGTAGGGCTCATAAAAGTCCTTGCGCCAGCTGCGTCCTTCTAAGCAGAACACAACATGAGTGCCGTTGAAGTCTTGCCACGCTTTTTTTACACTGTTTAGCGTAATATGCAGCGCCATGCCTACTTTGGTATCGATGTCGCCACGCACAACGTGCCTAGCTCGAAAAAAAGTATTTGCTGTGTCAACTAGAATATAAGTGTTCATGAAACTTCGCTGCGTCCTTTATCAATGGGTACTACATTAATATAGCCGGAACCACGCTGTGTGTCAAGTCCTTCTTGTTCGAGCATACCATAAACAATATCACGAAACCAACGATCTACAATTTCTTCTTCGGGATCCATTTCTTCTCCATATCCTGCTTGTCTAAGTTGTTGAATGAACAGATCATTCCAATCCATTTCAAAAAACCCATTGCGGATATTTTCTTGATTAACTTTAACATCCAGTACACTTATCCAAGGTTCGCCTTTTTTAGTAGCGTATGCCTTTGGATCTTTCTTTTTTAGCAGTTCAAGCTCTTCTTCTGCTATACGAGTATGCTCGGCCTCTGCCGCAGCTTTGTGTAAAGCTATCTCTTGTTCTAGTTCACGTTCTTTAGCTTCTATGCCTGTGACACGCTTTAACCACTGTTTCATTACCAACCAATCCTTTCCCATGGTACATCTTTGTTGCCAAAGTGTCCGTATGTACAATTATCACTATAATTAGTATAGTTGAATAAATCAAATCTGTCAATAATACCTTTTGGTGATAAGTCGATGGTTTCACGGATAAACTTTTCAATGCTTTTGCTATATCCATTGGACTCTACATAAACACTAGTAGGTTGCTTAATGCCAATAGCATAGCTTAATTGAATGTTACACCAGTCTGCCATTTCATCTGCTACTACATTTTTCGCAAGCCATCGCGCCATGTACGCAGCTGACCGGTCCACTTTAGTAGGATCCTTACCGCTAAACGCTCCGCCGCCGTGGGGGGCAAATCCGCCATAAGTATCAACAATAATCTTTCTTCCGGTAACGCCAGCATCCCCGTCTGGGCCACCAATAACGAAGTTACCAGTAGGGTTAAGATGCCATACAGTGTTTTCATCGATTAAATCTCCTAATACATTCATTGCGCATTGTTTTGCAAGATCACGTGCTGCTTCAACATGCCCTTCGCTGTGTTGTGTACTGATAACAACTTGATCAATACGTTTGGCTTTGCCGCCTTCGTATTGCACACTAACCTGTGATTTAGCATCAGGTCCAATAATGTTTGTAATTTCACGTTCTGCTTTAAGGTCTTTTAGAATCTCGTGTGCATAATAGATAGGCGCAGGCAAGTATGCTGCATTATCGTTGCAGGCGTATCCAAACATAATGCCCTGATCGCCAGCACCAAAGTCGTCTGTGCCTAGTGCAATGTCCGCACTTTGAGAATGGATTTCATTGTAGATGTTTAGTTTATCCCAATGAAATCCTTCTTGCTCATAACCAATCTCACGAACTTTGCTACGGACAATTTCTTTAACTTGTTCCTTGCTTACGTTAAAGTTTTTTACTTCGCCCGCCAACGTTACATGGTTGGTAGTTACAAGTGTTTCGACAGCAACACGAGTAGTAGAGTCGCCCGCCTTTAATCCAGCATCTACAAGTGCATCTGAAATTTGGTCTGCTACTTTATCTGGGTGTCCGTCACTAACACTTTCGCTAGTAAAAATATAATTGTTCAAAGTGTTCTCCTTAATCTAATGGCACAATTTTCTTTTCAACCTTAAAGCCGGCAAGAGCTTGAATATCTTCAGAATTGACTTCTTGATCTTTACCAAAAGGGAAGAGCAACCGATCTGCTTCTTCGATAGACACAACTGGCTGATTGTTATGTTCAAGTACATGGTTCACTGTTTGTATAACTTCTTGTTGTTGTCTTGTATATTTTCTATACGGGTTATCTCTTTTTGGAGCACTAAACTCTAATAATTGATCGTTCTCTTTTATTACGATCCAGTCGTTGTTCCAATCAAAGGATGTACTATCTGCAATGCGGGGGTTTAGTGTAATTTTTCTCATAAATCTTTCCTTAGTTTGTTAAATTGTTCTTCTGTGTGTATGCCTTTTGAATATTTAGAAACCTTATCAAGTTCCCCAGGCATTTCCAAATAGGCTAATGTGGAGTCTGGGTGTGAAGCGCCATCCTTTTTCCATACAGATGTTCGCCACTTCCTGAACGTTGAGGTTATATTCTTCCGAACGTCCGCCCAACGGCATAAGGTATACAGGGCATTCAATGCCTGCGTCGCGATACTCTTGAACCGCACGGCCAGCTTCATCAATATCTGCACGATCAGCACACACAAATTTAAGATAAAGATCGCTACCAGAAACGCTAGCATAATTGGCAGCAACGTTAGGACGTATAGCATCCTCCCAAGATTCTCCACTAACGGAGAGTTTAGGTGAACAACTCCAGGTAATATTAATTCGTCCATGGTCATTGAGATATTCATGAAAATCTCTGTGAAGTGTTTGTGTAGTGTTTGTTTCAAATGTAACATTTTTTAAATCCTGCATACGTGGGTGTTCAAACAGATCGATGTACAAACGTTGCCATGCCAGCAAAGGTTCGCCACCTGTTAAAATCAAATGAACATCCTGTCCATTTGCCATTGTCCAACACCCTTCTGGAGTAAGACTTAGTAAATGATCTACCACTTCGTCAATTGTTCGTTCGTGAACAAGATGTTTAAACTCAGGATAGATGCTTGCGTATGTATCACAACCTGTGTGAATAATAGGCAAGTCTTCAAATTTTTCTACAGTTTCATGTACACCTGCGTCCAGCAGTGCTTTGACTTCTGCGTTGTATCTTTCACCTTTAGCGTGTTTTTCTGCACGACTGGGTTCTGATCTGCCCAGTCCAAAGTTCATACAACGGAAATTACAACCAAAGGTGCGTAGGAACACGCTAGGTACTCCTACATATTTGCCTTCACCTTGTACCGAATAAAATGCTTCGCTATATCTTAATTTCATTTTGGTGCAAACTCCTGCTGTAGTTTAATATTGTCAAAGAATTCTTTCTTAGTGCTGCTGTCATTGCTAAACGCACCTTTAAGCACTGTGGTCTGTGTAAGACTGCTGTGTGCCATAATGCCTCGATTTTCGCAGCATCCGTGAGTCGCCTGCACATAAACGCCTACGTTCTTTGAGCCAGTTGCTGCCATAATCTCACGAGCAATGTCCACAGCCAATTCTTCCTGTAGTGTACCTCGTCTAGCACACCATTGCGCAATGCGTGTATATTTGCTAAGTCCAATCAGTTTGTCAGCAGCAATAATACCAATGTATGCTACACCACTCACGGGCTGGTGGTGATGACTACACATACTGCGCAGTTCTGAACGTACAACCAACATACCGTCGTATCCGTCCTTTGGATCATTTGGAAATGCTGTTGCGTTGGGCATAGCATCATACCGTCCGCTCATAATCTCATTAAAGTACATCTTAGCCAGTCTACGTGCTGTGCCTTGACTGTTGGGGTCAGTGGCCCTGTCAATCAACAGTGTATCAAGCACTGTTTCAAATGCTAGTGTAGCTTCGTCAATCAGTTCGTCTTTGATGTTAGGTCCAATATATTCTGAAATGTTATCACCGGCCCAGAATCTTTTGCCGTCTGCTTGCATACTGTCACGCAGAATATGTGAAGTTGTTCTATTTGTCATTTGTAATCTCCGATGTTAAGGCAGTGGATTGCCATGATATATGGTACAACACATAATAGTATTGTACCATATATTTAGGTTTTTGTCAATCAATCTTTGAAAAATTTCTCAAGCATTTCAATACGATCATTGGCAGCAGCCATCTTGTCCAGTTCGCCTTGAATAGCTTCGACGATATCAGGATGTTCACCGATACCAGTTGAGTTATTCATGTATACCATTACATTTGTTTTGGCACGTTCTAGTTCACCTTCGGCGTGCATTCTAGCAGCTTTAACTAATTGTTTTTTCATTTTTTCTCCTTTGATTATATTTCTTTATTATAACACAGATTTTAATAACAGTCAAGTTATAAGTTATACTTGTTCTCCCAAGGATATACAAGCCAAACATCTTCCTCTGCCTTGTTCACTTCGTGTACAGTGTAATCTACTGTGACGTTGAATTCGCTTGACTGGTTGTCTGTGATAGTAGCAAAACGAACATTACGATGCCAAATGCTGTTCCAAACATCTGTTTCGTTTGGTAAGCAACTGCCTTGCCAATCTTGCTTGATCCAGTTGAATGTAGCACCAGTATCA